TCAAGTCGCCGGGAGGTACTTGTAGATTGTTTTCACGTCCACGCCTGTCACATCAGCCACCTGCTGCCGGGTAGCGCCATTCTCCAGCATCCGGCGGCACCGCTCCACCACTTCTTCAGTCATTACCCGGCGGCGGCCGCCGACTCTCCCCTGCTCCCTCGCTGCGGCTAATCCTGCTCGGGTACGCTCCACTATTAACTCGCGCTCCATTTCCGCCAGGGCGCTCATGACGTGGAAGAAAAAGCGGCCGGCAGGCGTCGAAGTGTCAATCGAGTCGGTCAGGCTGCGGAAATTCACCCCGCGGGCCTGCAGTTCCGAGACCAGAGTGATTAAGTCGCGCACGCTGCGCCCTAGCCGGTCCAGTTTCCAGACCACCAGCACGTCGCCGGGCTTAAGCCTGCGTAAGGCGCGCCTCAATCCCGGCCGTCTGGCATTTTTCCCGCTCGCGGTGTCTTCAAATATCTGTTCACATTCTGCGCGAAACAGCGCTGTTTTCTGCAAATCGAGGTTTTGATCCCCGGTTGATACCCTCGCATAGCCAATCAGCACGATCTAACTCCTTGAAATAGCTTATTGTAAAAAGCCGCGGCCATTCGCTCAAACCCTCGTTTGGGCGAACACTGTTTTGGAGCAAAAACATGGCCGAGTTTATTCCGCCACTGGGCACCGCCGATCCTCAGATTTTTATGGAAAATGTCCGGCGTCTCGATCAACTGATGCTGTCCTCGGAATTAACCTTTCCGGACCGTGCGGGTGAACTGCTGTATACCTGGCGCGGTATCCATCAAACTTTGATCCCGCTCAGCAAGCAATATATGACGCTGGCGGCGGCCCAGGCGGATATCGTGAATATTCCGGTGGGAAGCACCACGTATTACCGCACCCCGGATGACAGTGCGCTCGCAGTTGAGGTTATAAATAACGCCGGGACGCTACAGCCAACCGGCCGAAAAATGCCCTCCCAGCAGGCCGTGGACGCCATTATCAGGGCTGTTTTAGGCGGTCTTAATGTGTTGTTTGATCCGCTTTGCGAATTGCTTCTTCTTTATCCTTCCCTTGGCGGGAAAACACATATCCCCCTGGGTTCAATCACAGCAGCGGCGAACACAAATTCAAGGATGGGGTTCCCGGCCATTGTGGCGGGGCCAGCAGCGGGAGGTGTGGCAGCGAGAACGGCATGGCTTGCTGATTGCGGTTTGAAGGCGGGGGATGTAATCAGTACGAGGGTTACTGCATGGTATGCCAACGCAGGCGGGCGCGTGGCCTATGTTTTCAGGGATACGTCTGGTACACAGATTGGCACGCAGGGATTGCAATATGCCACTGCGACGGGCGTAAACAGTTTTACAAACACGCTGACTATTCCTGCCGGGGCAGTCAGGTTAGATATTCGGGTGGAAAATACGGCTAACGCTGGACTGGTAGAGCTGGCTGTTGTGTTCATGATTACTGCAAATGCTTCCGCTAACCTGGTTGTTCCTGGACGTCCTCTTTCTCCTTATCCAGTCCCTCTCAGCGCGGGAGCGGTCTCGACAGATGCGATACAGAAAAAGGCGGTGACAGTAGAAAAAGCCGCCTTTTTTGTTCCTGGGGTTAACCTCTTCGATAAGAGTTCGGTGACACCTGATTCATATGTTGATGCCTCCACGGGCACAATAAAGACAAATGTAACTTATGATGCCTCAGATTTTATCCCGGTTGTTACAGGGAACGCCTATACGCAACACTATGCTCATCAAACTGCATATTACGATGCAAACAAAAACTATTTGTCAGGTGAGCAGGCATCTACATCTCCGGCAACACCCCGAACTTTAACAATACCGACAGGTGCCGCTTACATCAGAATGACCGTTGCCAAAACGGTTCTGAACACAATGCAGTTTGAAAAGGGAAGCGAGGCGACGGGTTACCAGCCCTATGCTGTTCAGCTTGATCCACTGCTGATACCTCAGACGAACACTGCAGTTATTTCTGACTATGTGGAAAGAGCGTATCAAATCCGTATTGGTCGTATGAAGCTAAGCCAGCTGGAATCAGGAGCATCAACCATTCTAACCGTCGGTATCTTTGGTGACTCGTGGCCAACACAGCCAAACCGGTTTTCACAGCCATTAGCAAAGGCGTTGAGAGCAAAGTATGGCGCTGGATCGGGGGTTGGATGGACGTCGTTTGGAAGACATGCAACCTCGGAGAGCATAATTAACGCCAACGTGTTTTCTCCGAGCAGTTCAGACGTATTGAAAACATTGTTCACATGGACGGGTAACTGGTTATTTAGCTATAGCGGCACTAAAAACCCAACTAACTCCAGTCCTGATACTGCCGTGGTTACGTCATCCACACCAGGGGATAAGCTGAAAGCCACTGTTCCCGGCACGTCAGATGGTGGCTGGTCAACGTGCAGGCTTGGGTATGTGGGTACTGGTGACGGTGTTATTCGATATAACTGGGACGGAGGGGCATGGACGACGCTCAACGTACAAGGCACCGGGCTGCAGTTTGTTGATATTAACCCACCGGCTACAGTAAATGCGTCGAACGTGCTCAACATTGAGAACGTGTCCGGTACCGTTTCGCTCTGTGGACTAAATCCCCTGGCAACAGGAGCTGGCGTACGTGTTCATAAGCTTGGTGCATCCGGTTCAAGCCTCGCCAGCTGGCTAACAATGGATGCGAATGATTTTGCGAAGGCGCTGATGGAGCTGGCGCTCGACACAGTAATCATTCTGACAGGCACAAACGACCAGCGAATTACGGGAGGAGCGACGGCTTTCGAGAATAACCTCCGCTCGTTCATTGCCCGCATTCGGGCAGCTGTACCCGGTGCAGACATTCTGTTCGTTATGCCCTGCGAGAATGAGCGCACAGATAACCCGACTACGATGGCAGCAATGGCAAAACGGGCCCGTGCCGTTACTGCTGAGCTTGGCTGTGCATTTATGAACCTGCAGTACATTTTTGGAGATAATCCAGCAGATTATGCCTATGGCTCGGTTCATTCCTGGTTTGCCGAGGATGGCATTCACCCGGATCCGGCAACTGGTGGTTATCTAATCAAAGATGCCGTTTTTCGTGCTTTAACAAACAGATAGAAAAATATCCCCCGGAGGCACGCCGGGGGAAAAACGATAAACGACATTATTGCTGTGTGCGTCTTTGCGCGGCTGATATGTTCCTGGATTTTTCCATATATTTCCAGATATTTCTTACTTACCTTAACTCATCATAGTTAAGGCAACGCCGATGGACTGGTAGGTATGGTATCACCGGCGTATTTCCCCCCAGCGTTAAAGTTGGCGTTAAAAAGCTGCTGCTCTGCCGCCACAATATCAGCCAGTGCCATCCCGGATGCATCAATATCAATCAGGTGCGTCCGGTACATTACAAACGACTTGCAATTATTATTCACCAGCGCGCCGAAACCTGATGCCGCCCCCCATACAGGCATATCCTGATAATAAATATTCTCTGTAAAGTCTGTTCCGTTTTTATCCGACTGCAGGCTGAACTGCGCCGGACCCGCAGAAACGGCGTTCGGTAAACGGGCTACGATCAGGCGGTTCGTTGATGGGGACGTCTGTGATGAAATCAGCACCTCAGTGGTCTGCGTTGCAGGGGTTCCACTGCCGACGCGGGTAACCTGATAGTGCATAATGAGCAGGAATTTATGATCGTGCTGATGTTCGGCCACATACGGCATGATGCCCGGGCAGGTAAACCGCCCACGGTGACCTGACACCTGATTCACCAGTGACAGGATGCCATGTATCCCGCCTTTTGCCGTCCTTTCAAATTTCGCCTCCGGCGCAGAGCCGGTGGTGACCAGCGTGTTATTCCATGCCACCTTCAAATCAGCCGCGGTTTTCCCTGTCAGTTCTGCGGCCACTTCTGCCGCCAGGTTATCGGTATATACCGTTGTCCCGGTTGCAGAGAAATTGAAATCGGGGTCTATCATCACAGCGTCCAGCAAAAACAACGATCCGGGATTCAGTCCCGGATAGTTGTAGAGGATCGGCAATCGGGAATCCGTGAAATTTGCCCCGTAGAGATTAACAACCTGTCCCATTCTTCACCTCATTTGAAAAAATAATTGTTGTTCAGTATGTCAGCAATGCCGTCCCGTGCCGGGATCGGCGTGTATCCTGCGCCCAGGTCAAACCCAGCACCGCCAAAAGCCAGCGCCTGGCCTCCGGCCGGACTCATATGGGTAATATCGATGGCAATTTCTGACCAGGAGCCGTTGTTATTCACGATGACATTTCCCACCGTACCGGCTGCAATCCGCAGATAGTAATCAGCATGTGAGCCACCGGAAGGCGTCCCGGCGTTACTCCAGGTTCCCTGGTAGGTCAGCATGTTGGTTGTGAGTCCTGAGGGCATCAGCGCGCTGGCAAAAAATGACCACGGCAGCACGCCATATTTCGCGGCAACCTGTTTTTCAGTCATACCAGGGAAAGTCGGGTCTATGGCATCCGTCTCCGCTGACAACATGATCTCGTACACTACGGCGTGTTGTTCGGGGAACATTCGGCGATACCACTCCGTGAGCTCATAGAGCGGGCCGGTTCTGGCAAACTGATTTTCATGCTGCGTATAAACCATCCGCACGCCGTTCCATGTCGCCTGACGTTGCCCCATCACAGTAAGGAACAGCACGCGAATGAACATCGCCCGGGCCAGCTTATGCAGCTTTATGGACGCCTCACGTACCTGGGCGGCCCCCAGATCTGTCGTCGGCTGATTGTTCTGCCCATGCCATGCGCCTATTACCTGCCCAGCCCAGCGATCGCCCCAGGATAAAGCCTCTTGCTGGAGCATCCCCACCACTTGATCTGACGTGGAGCCGCCATATGAGCGGACCTCTCCAATACGGCCAGTCGCCGCGATAATCGTTGTGCCAGAGGAACCACTGCCAAACATCGAGTCGCCGATCAGCAGCAGCTTCTGGCAGATCCCCTGACGCATAGCGTTAGCAACCTGTGCTTTCATCCGCACTGCAACCGACGTCGCCGCTTTATCCGCACGCCTGAACTCCCATTCATCCGCGTTCGCAGCACATCGCAGGCTGATACTCTGTCCGGCAGCAACTGTTGAAACAGGTTCTCCGGCGATCCTCACCCAGTTAACACCATCAAAGATGGCGTAATCGCCAGCTACATACGTTTCCCCGCCAGCGCTCCCGCCACCTGATGCCTGGTAGAGGACATTCGGACGGTTTGAGCCAGGAAGCCCTGAGGCCGGGGAAAACTCCCCCCCGTACAGCAGGAGATCACTGGAGGAGTTCAGGACGGCAAATTGTGGCTGCAGAAATCCGCCGCCTGCAGTTTGTAAAGTCAGGAATAACAGCGCGTCACCTGGAGAGAGCGTCATTCCTGCAAATGTCCCGGCCGAGGTGACCAGATACCAGGTATCGTTCTTTCGCGCTGCTCCAGAGCCTGGTGAGCGCTGAATACTCCAGCTGGTGCCGTCATAGACCAGCAGATCGCCGAGATAGACGTTCTGCCCGTTCCAGTTTCCCGGCGCAGTTTCCGAAACGCTGGAGTTGGTGTTATATGCCTCGTAGCTGTAATAGTCGCCTGCTGAAAACGAGCCGGAGGGTGTTGATATCGTCGGGCTGGTCAGTCGTCCCCTGCGGGTGATGGAGGCTACTGAACCGGGATTAAAAGGAACGCCCTGCGCCTTGCCGGCAACTTTGAGGCCGAACGACCGCCGATATTCCAGCGCCGTGCCGGTGGTATTCACACCGTACAATGCCCGGCAGATATGGGATGACAAAGGAACCCATCCCGATCCGTCTTTGTCGTTGGTGCGGGCTGTAAGTTCTGCAATTCGTGATCGTATTGCATCCGGATAAACGCTCACGACGTCCTGAGCTACCGGCATCAGCGACCCGCGTAATGAATCGGTGAGGTTGTCGGCTGTGATGACGTTTTTACCAATCGCCAGCAGCGGAATCTCTACCTGGCCCGTAACGGTAACCCGCATCGCACAGCGCCGGGTAACGGGATCAACCCAGGCCATGACATAGCCACTATCCGGAGTCAGGTAAACAGGGACCAGCCCCTGCAGATTTGGTGACAGCATCTCCGGTTCAATGGCACCGTCTGCGATTTTCAGCAGCGGAATATCAACCTCACCACTCACCGAAACCCGCAACGCCATGCGGCGGGTAACAGGATCTATCCAGGCCATAATGTATCCGGTGGACGGATCAAGGGTCATGGGAATTAACCGTTGAATTTCCTCCTGCAACGCCGGGCGTTCAATCGACCCGTTCTGGTACTGCAGCAGGGGAATTTCAACCTGGCCGGTAACGGTTACGAGGATGCAAGAACGCTTCGACTCCGGATCGCGAAACGCCAGTACATAACCGGTTTCCGGGTTCATGACTTCAGGGATCAGGCCAGACGATTTCAGGCTGTTGATAACATTATCGGTATAGCCCTTTGCCGCCATCTGTTTGCCGGTGGTCGTGAGTACACCACTGATATTTTTATACTCATCAGCCAGAACGTCACTGAGCGGGCTCAGTACATAAATCACCGCACCATCAGGAATGTTTGCGATATCCGCCTGGGCTTTCGACAGGTCTGTATATTGTTTTCCCAGAGGGATCAGGTTTTCCCGCGTATTTTCAACTATTGCCGCGAATGTCTGCAGCATCAGGCGCCAGGAATCCAGTGGTTGCCCGGCGCGGTCTGGAACGGTAGCCGCGTCCCCATTCAACAGCTTATCCAGGCGCTCGGCGTTATCGAGCAGCACAGCGGGAGACGTGCTCCCCAGCTCCGGGTTAAAGGCCATGTTTTTTGCTCCAAAAAAGGCGTTCGCTCAAACGAGGGTTTGAGCGAAAAGAGTTAATTAGGGGTTGTTATGGGGTATTAAGCGACGTCGCCGGGGTATGTGGCGTCGTCGTACTGGTAGAAAATTTCTTTATATTCAGGTGCAGTAATCTGACAGTTGCTGTCACCTGATGGGGCAACCTCCTGGACTATCCCATGCCGCGCACCCTTTTCACTGTCGCAGAACAATAACTTCGGTGGATCAATATCTGGGTCGTCCATAATCCAGTCTTCCGGATGCAGGTCGTCGTTGTACGGCACCGTCAGCGTGAAATCATCTACCCGTTGCGGCGTGAGCATTCGCGATGATGGTCGACCGTCCTGAAACTGTATCCAGCAGCGAGGATTCGCGTAGCTCCAGTCCAGTGGCTCCGTAACGTGCAGCGTAATTTCCTGGAAGTCGTAAATCATTGCGTCAATCAGGCAACTTTGGGTTTTCCCGGTTGGACTGTCGTCGGACAAAATGATGTGATCACCGAAGTCATGACACCATCCCAGCATTGAAGTCGTAGCCGTATAGGTTCGGCGTTGGTGGAGATATTTCATTAACCGACGCATCCCGATACGCCAGGCGCGATCTGCAGTCATGGCAACATCAATGGTGTATGCCTCCGTTTTGCGCGGAAAAGGATTTTCCGGCGTCCGGCACTGTACGGTTTCCTCCGCCCAGGTCACAGGGTTGATATATTTCACATCCACGCCATCAAAATCATCCTCCGACGGGACCCTGAATGACGTCTGCATTTCCTCGACGGTATCCTGAGGTGTAATGATCCCTGTCCAGCTTTTGACGCCCTCTCTCCCGACAGAAAGCAACCCGTCAGACAGCAGAAAATACCCCATGCCAGCCTCGGCTATTTTGTCGAAAATATCCTTTGCTGACGTGCTGTCACTGCTTGCCTGGTGATCAAAATATTCTCCCCTTGGCGTCCAGTAGGTAGCCTCCAGCGTACTGAGCGCCGCAATGTCGATCTGGTCGTCGCGATATCCCATACTGCGGGCAAGATGCAGGAACGCACCGCTGATTGTCCTGTCACCACCGCCATCATAGTTTCGCGTGGCGACAACACTCACACGCTTGTCTGACTGCGCTGCCAGCTGGCCGCCGGTTTCAACCGTGATCCCTATTGTTGATATCCCTGCGTAGGAGGTCGGACGGGAAAGCAAACGACCTCTGAGCGCCTGCCAGAACATGCTGTCTCTCGCATTGTTGCTCCCCTGCTCGTTACGGCGGCGGCATCGAACCTCCACCAGCCCGGGAGAGGACAGATCAAAACGCTCTGTAAAACCGAGGCCATTAACGTTTTTAAGCGCGTAAACCCCTGGCTTACTCGTCCACCCTGATCCGGAACCATAAACGCGATACTGGATTTCATACTCGACATGGCGGACCCGCTTATTCCCGTTGTTCTGGAACCCACAAATTCCGTTTGGGAAAGCAAAGTTGACCTCGAAGGCGTCCACAACTTCATTTTGCGGGCAGGCCAGAAAGGGGCCTAGCCAGGTTTCATTATCGTTAATACCAGACGCGGCAAAATCCACGACGGTACGGGTCATAAAGCCTGACCAGGTGCTGTCAACGACACCGTTAACCACACGCTGTACGGTCGCAGAGGGGCCATCAGTAGACGCTATCTGGTATTCGTTGCCACGATGCGCCAGGGAAATCCGCTGGGTTCCTTCCGGCAATCCGGAAAAGGCAGTGCCAGAATCGTATGCCAGCGTGACGCTGGCTGTTACCGCAGGGCTTCCGCCGCTGGAGGCTGCACCAGCAGTAAATACCGGGCTGTCACCAAATACTGACGCAGGCAGGAAAGATGACGTAATGGAACCGCCACGCCAGGGGCTGGAGATCTCGACGATACGTATCACGCCGCCATCATCCTGAGCAATGAGCCCCGAACCATTCAACCCGCCATTAATCGCTGCGAGCAAGCCAGACATTGTGCCGTAGTTGGCGACCAGAGATATGGTATAGGTGATACCCTGCCAGGTCAGAGCAAAGGTCTGGCTGGTTGTCGTAAAGTCATACATTGACGGCGACGCACTGGCGCGTAATACCGCAGTCGCTCCCCCTGTTCCCGGAACGGCGTCCTGGTGAGGGGTATACGTGGCGATCTGCAGGTCATAGTCAGTACCGTTAAACGTTAGGGTGACAGGCATTCCGCTGAATGGCGCAATCTCTGACACGACGTCTCCTGTCAGCACGTTAAAACCGCCCTCGATGGATACCTGATAATTCACTGGCGCTTTCAGGGTGACAATTGCACCGGCGATCCAGCCTGGAGGAAGTTTGTTCTCATCCTCGTCTTCATCATTATCATCATCGACATCGAGGCCAGAAAACGAGACAGAGGCACCGCTGACGGTCATGGCATCAGCAACGATATCACTGGCTTCAGGGGCAGTCTGAGCCATATCTAGGCCGCTGCCGCTCGACGTTCCCCCAACTTCCGTTGAGTTGAACCATATCTCGCTGCGACGATCCCCGGCCACATTATCGCCGGGCCCATAGCTGGTATATGAAAAGCCCTCGCCTAAGGTCAACGCCGGGGTTTCTCCTACCCGAAAATCTCCACCGGTATAGGAGAAACGACCATACCCAAGGCAGACAAACATTTCTACCGTCATTCTGGTGGGATCCGCGGGGTCGAATCGCGTTACCGGCTGCACCAGGTAATCCGGGTAAATCCGGTTTCGCCCAAAAGCCTCCCTAACGGGATCGCCAAGCTTCGCTGTATTGGCCCGCGCCGGGTTCAGATCCAGCGATGAAGCGTTACTGGATGAAAAGCCGCCCAGCTCTGGTTTTGGGGCAAAGAATAATGCATAGGCCGTAGACGCAATGGATACGGCCACCGAAACCCACGCGGCAATTTCAAGACCCGTGCCATAAGGAATGGGATATATCCGCACGTCACTGTCTGGCCGCAACAAACATAACGGCCATTCCGCCGGGGGGACTGCCTGGCCGTTCAGCTCGATCACGACAGGATGAGTTTTATCCTGTGAATAGCTCGGGACATTTCTGCACATCCACTCATGCAGCGTCAGCACACCATGCTCGTGCGTTTCAAGGGGTTCACCCGGTAGCCGGGACGGGTAAAACTTTATCGTCATTGCCAGAACTCCACGCGGTTAAAGCGACGGATAAATCGCGACAGTGGCAGAAACGTAACCCCCGAGCCTGGATTGCATTCCGCGACCTGCAGCTGGTTATCGAGCATTACAACGATCCCGACATGGGAAACTGTTGAGCCCGAATAGCAAGCCACTCCGGCACCTTCACAGGGTTCACAACGTTTCAACGAAAGCATCAGCTTTCTCGCTTCCCGGTTGAGGCCCCCGCCGTCTTTGGTCACACCTGCAAAATCCGGCCATTCAGTTAGCCCCAGGTCGCGACGTATCTCATTTACAATGCCGAAGCAGTCGAGCTGCGGAAATACGCGCCCGCCCTTCAGCCAGGTGACTGAACGGTATTTATCAGGATTAAACATAGTTGCCTCAGATTAGTAACGTAAGCCCGGATGCTCGGCGAGGTTGTAACGTTTACGGGGCCAGGCTGTTTTGAGGACATTCATATAGCCTGCCGTGACCTGAACTGCTGTCGGGGTCCAGGAGCCGGATTTGATATCGAGCGTATACGGTGATGATGCCGGAGCAGACAGATCGGATGAAATGTACCGCCGGAATGTCAGCGTGGCTGATTTCATTTCATCCAGAATTTTATCGATCGCCTCAGAAACCCGTCCGTCAATATTGCTGATAGCAAACTTTAAATCCTGTGTCCCGTCGGCGTTCCTGGCTGGTAAGGCGATATCTATCGCGCTGGCCTCAAACGTCACCGGCTGACCATTTTCCAGCGTCACTGGAACGTCATCCCAGCCACTGGTTAGCCAGTAGTTATCATCGCCTGCTGATATCTGCAGCGTATCGTGAATAACCTCCGATCCACTGCTGGCATATAGTCGCTCAAGAATTGTCATGCTTCGGCCACTCTCTGTTTAGCGCAATATCCAGTAACGACTGGCCCGCCAGCCATTCCGGGTAATTTCCCCAGCCTGAAGGCGGTAACGGGCGCTCCCATAATTCCAGCGTTGCGCTGTACTGCCAGTATTTTGGCGCGACCAGCGTCGGCCCTTCGTAAATATCCACGAACCTGGCTTTATAGGGCTTTACCCCGACTGGAGTCTGGAGTTTCAGATAGAACCAGGACTGGCCATCTTTAAGCGCATCCCTGAAAAACGCCTCAAACACCTGCGCCAGAGCATCAGTTTTAAAAATCCATTTAACCGATGCCTGGGTGGGTGTTGAGGTGTATCGCCTTCGTTGTTGAGCGCGACCGGACGTCATCTCCGTTCGCAGCAAAGGTGATATGGGCTTAAACCCGTACCCGTCCATAAGCGGCATGGGCAGGTATTCGTCCGGGTAGAAAATATCTGCCATGAATATTCCCTCCGGGCAGGTTATCGTGGTTTTTTGGGCTGAAGGTTGGAGTAAAGTGCTCTACCGAAGGCATTTTGAGGATTGTTTACGTCGCTCGTCAGTTCAGATTTTATCTGTTTAACCAGGCGGCGGCCGTGGGCATCCAATGTCTGCATCATCACATCATCCGGTTTACCAGTGAGGTTGTAATTGATGTTGATGTCACCAGTTGAAAGAAGTTGTCTTTCCTGCTGCTGCCTCGCAGCGTTCTGTACCGCCGGCGATTCCCGCCCTACAGCTTTAACCCCCAGCGAACCATCAGCGCCACGGGTCAGGGGCATAATCGCTTCCGGGCCCGCTTCACCGAACACGCCCGCTCCTTTCGCAAACGCAAAATATTGGGGAGTGCTGTAAACACCATTGCTGTAGGCAGAAAGTGACGGAGAATCGTAAACGCCTCCGAGAGCGTTGAATGAAAAATTAGCTCCCGCGCTTTGAATAGCACTCCCACTACTTGCCGCACCGCTGGCACCGCCAAAAAGACTACCGAACAACCCACCCGCTCCGCCGCCAAATGACGCCATAATCGCTTTGGTGATTAATGCCTGTGTTGCCATCTGGATCAGCGTCTTAATCACCGTTTCGCCCAGGGAGGAGAAAATATTCGACATCCCTTCTTTAAAAGAAGCAGCGCCTGTCAGGACGTTTGTCAGGTTGTTGGAGATAGAGTTAGTGGTGGCATCCAGAATTTCGCTGGTTGCAGTAGCAGCCATTGAACTCAGATCAGAAGCCTGATCGGCATAGTTCATCAGGGAATCGCTGATCCCTGCCCGCCAGTCTGACTGCTGTTCATCGGTTTTTTTGTAATACTCCTCCTGAATATCCAGGCGTTCGGCAAGCGCTGCTTTAAGCGCTTCCGTTTGCTTTTTATACAGGTCTTCGGAAATCTGCCCACGACTGAAATCACGTTGTAAGTCACGCTGCTGCCTGAGAAAATCAGCGCGAATATCCGCCATTTCCTTCATTCGGTCACGGGCTTTATCCCCCAGTCCCGCGCCGAGGAAATCGATATTCCCCCGGTCACGCGCAGCGGCATTACTGTCAGCCAGCCCCTCGCGGAACGTTTTTAACTGTTCAGCAATGTCTTTCTGATCGATAAGCGCAGCATTATGCAGAAGAGTTTCTTTTTTAGCTTGCTCAAGAGAGGCTAACTCACCCTGCGTGACCTGATATTTCATTTTAGCCAGTTCGGTATTCTGGCTTCCCAGTGAAATTTGTTCCTGCTGCTGTTTAATAAGGCGCTTGTAAACGTCCTCTGTCTTTTCAGCCGCTTTAACCTCTTCGCTTTTTGGCGCTTTCCGGGTGGGCTTATTGGATTCATCGTTTTGCCATTTCGCCAACCCCTGATTAATAAACAGATCTCGGTTAGTTTTAAACTGAGGTTCATCCTTAAGCCCCAATTCGTCAGCGGCATAACCTAACCGGGCTCTCTCTCTTGCCTCTCCTTTAAGCTTCGATAATTCAAGGTCCTGACGGCTTTTTTCCAGTGCATTGGCTTGCTGTGATGTTAAATCAGCCTGAGGCATTCGCATTGGAACATTTACCAAGCCCTGCCGTTCCATTAAAAGCTGGTTTCCTAATCCAAGTAACCGGTTAACTTCGGAATACTTACCAGTCATCAATATTAGACTCTGGTATTCTGCATTTTGCCGCCATGCTCTTTCTTTTATAAGATCATTTCTTCTTCTTTCATTCTCCTCAAGTGCCTTTAATATATCACTGGATTTTTCTCGCATCTGACGAAGCTTGTCTTCTTCTACGACAACCTGCTCGGTCAAAATTGCAATAGCCTTTGTAATATTTAAATCATTTTCTTGAGTAATACCTGGTTTGCTTCTACTTTCATTTAAATCATTTATTTGTCCGTTAAGTTTTTTTACACTTTGTTCTTGCTCTTCGATTAGGCGTTTTTGCTCCTGCATCGCCTCAACCGTTAATCTTCGATTACTATCGACCTCAGGTAGGGTCATTGAGGAGGTTTTTTCTCTGATCTGATCTATTTGGCTGGCATATTCCTGAGCTGATTTTCTTGCTTGTTCCTGGCTTTGGTACATAGCGTACCATGCGCCCGCACCCAGCATAACTAACCCGGGTATACCACCGACCAGCCCAAGAGCCCCACTCATCAACCGGGTGCCGACAGAGGTAACGCTGTTAAGATTATTTTGAGCAGAAACCCTACCTGAAATATTACGACTAAGCGCCGCTTGCGCTGCAGCAAGTTTTCTTTCTGCAATAGCCTGTGCATCGGCATTTTTTGCAGCTACAAGCCCAGCCTGAGCCCGCTCCAGAGCTGTTCGTGCTCGTACTTTTTCTGTAGCTGTCCCGGTGGCGAGGGCAGTAGTCAATCGACCTTGTGCAGCAGTAACCTTTGCTTCTGCGGCTGCAACCCTCTCCTGTTGTGCAGCCTGAACATCTGCACTTTTAGCATTCTGAAGGGCTTGTTGGGCGCGGTAAACGGCGGCGCGGGAAGCGGCAACAGAAGATTGCGCGGCTTTTTCCTGAGCGACGGCAAGAGCTACCTCAGATTTTGCCGCTGAAATAAGTGCGCCAGTAGCACTGCTTGCACTGGTAACAATTCCGCCAAGATACCGGGCCAATCCGATCCCAACTAGGCCACCAGCAGCAGTGGTAATTAGTGACATATTATCTGCTACGTCACTGAGGGCCCCGCTGACAGCAGAAGATGTAAGAGAGTCCAGTGTACCTGCCAGCCCATCAAGACCGCCAGAAAGCGCGTCTGTCGCGCCAGTCGCCTGGTTCACTCCACCAACCCATGCCATAAACGAGTTAGTGACTTTTTGCATTGAGCCGGACACTGTCGGCGGCAAAGAGGAAAACTCCCCCTGTAACACACCTAACTGGCTGATTAATGCTGGTACGACTTTATCAATCGTGAGTTGCCCCTGGTCAGCCATCGCTTTAAGATCTTTTCGGGCAACCCCCATACCAGCAGCCAGGGCACGGATGACACGATCCCCAGCTTCGTTAACCGCGTTAAACTCTTCGCCACGCAAAACACCTTGAGCAAGCGCCTGGCTAAACTGGGTAATAACAGAACCGGCTTCTTCTGTGCTTGCACCAGATAGCTTTAGTCCTGTTGATACCGCTTCGGTGATTTTGAGTACTTCATCTGAGCTGTAGCCAAATTCACGCATTGATGCTGCAGCGCGTGAAAATAAATTAGCGTTATCAGTAAAAGCAGTACCCGTACTCTGGCTAATCGCCATTAAACGAGTCTGAGATAAAGTGAAATCGTTTGAGGAAACCGAAGCCTGTTTAAGTCTTGCGTTTACGGAGTTCCACTGGTCAGCAATTTGAACTAATTTACCAGTAGCAAATGCAGCTGCTGCTGCCGTAGCGGCCCGACCAGCAGAAGCAAATCCATCCGTTAACTCGGAAAGTGCCTTTTGGCTTTCCTTTGCTGCGATTGCGGCCTGACGGCCACCATTCTGCATTGTCTTATAATAGTCAGACCCCATGCGTGATGCGCGGGAAATCTCGGTCTGGAAAGACTGAGAGTTTGCAGAAACCTTTATAATAAGCTCACGTAAGGTTGCCATTTCTTTCCCCACAGACGAAAAAAAACCGCCGAAGCGGTTTATAAAAATTCGTATAAGTGTTTTGCTGAGTTAAATGAGCCTTAATACACCTTTAACTTATTTAGCTTGAGGTGCAAGAATAGCATTTGTTTCTTTAGGCTTCAGCGTATACATTCCGCCATTGAAAGGATCAACTGCCAACCATCCAATTAATCCACCAAACACGATATTTCCACCAATGTACCAACCATTGGCGCTAGCTTTAATAGGTAGTGTAACTGCTGAATAACCATCCTTAGATAGTGTTACCTGATAGTTCTTTTTACCAAAATAACTCCCATCAGATTTTGCCAGAGTAACGCCTTGAGGTGTTTTGCCCTGCGCAACGACTCGCCCTGCATCATCCTTGATTTGGAAGTCAGCCCCTGCAGGATCACTATTGACTTGAACGAGCTGCGTATCATCACCAACTATAGTGGCGCAACCAGTAAGTAGATATGCGCCAAATAACACCGTAAAAATTTTTTTCATTAGATAAGTTCCCTTTGTTTCAATCAGAAACACAATATCACAGAAAAATCACAAAAATCCAGACTACCTGACCTTGCTTTATGAAAATACTTAGATTAATGAAGGCATGGCTTCTACTATTTGGCTGCTGAAAGTAATGCAGCCTCTAATCCTGCAAAGGGATCGCCGCCGTCGTTTACCTCATCCTCTTCTGCGCTCCACTGAAGCTGAGCATCTTCAATGGTGACTTTACCGCCCTGCGCTCCGTAAACCGCAGATACCAGCTGAGCATTGAGAATATCGCCGCGAATATCGCCGATTGGGCTGATACGGTCGTATTCAGCCCACATCCTGAATTCGCCAACCGTCATGGTTTGTCGCAGTTCGCCCAGCGTGCGGCCCATCCGGAGCGCCAGCGCCATCAGGAACTGCATGCCAGGCATTTTTACTTTGCTTTAGCATCATCCGCGTCACGAATGAGATCAAGAGCCTGCTTCAACAGCCGGGAATGCACAGGGCCATAGATCGCTTCAACCTGTTCGGTGTCATCGACAGTAAAGACGGGCTGCAGGTCGGTATCCAGCAAAATATCGATGAAAAGCGTGACGTCGGCCCGCATCGTGCGGAAGGCTCGTTCTGAAGGGGTCAGTTCTGGTGCCTCCTGGGGCTCCTGCCCTTCCGATAGTTTGGGTGGTTCCGGGCTGGCAATGCCCTGCCAGCGAATCCAGGCTTCTGCTGATGGCTCACGAATGATGACTTTGGCGTTATCCCACTCCGGAACGGAGACTTCTTTTTTACGAAAGCCCGCCATCGGTGCCAGTGCCAGTGCTTTAAGACTCGGTTTTGACATTAATTTTATCGCCGGTCTCCCGGCGCTCCGTTAATTGATGGTGACGGTGCAATCAGAAGAAGTGATCACAGTGCCATCGGCATCAGTAACCACGCAGGAATAAACCCCGGCATCACCGGATACAGCGCTGGCTTTCGTAAACGTTGCGCTGGTCTGGCCGCTGACCGTCGAGGTGCCCTTTTTCCAGGCGTAGGTATAAGGTGCCGTACCGCCCTGGACGACCACGCCCATGGTCAGGGCGCTTCCTGCCGCGACCGTTTGGGACGCCGGAAGGTCAGTAGCAAAGGACAGGACTCCTGGGGCGTTAATATTGGTGGGTTTACCTTTCAGACGCAGCGAGAACGTTGCAGCAACCACGCCATTGGTTTGAGAATCCCAGGTGTGCTGTCGTACCTCAGCGCGCATCAGGAATCCATTACCAGACGGGAAAATAACCTTAAACCCATAAACCCCGTCGTTATCATATGCGTCACGAAGTGCATCCTGCGCCGGGTTGCGGTAGAAGTTACCGGAAAGTGACATTTCAGACGGAGCAGGAAGGCCGTTGATATTTTCCGTTTCATCCGAACAGAGCGTTGTCACGTCAATATCGTTTTTCTGACCAGCGGTAAAGCTTGCCTGTTTGATAGTGCAACTCAGGTTTAACCAGGTTGCGGTATCCAGCTCTGCCGCGGTGACCGGCACAGAGGTAATCATTACTACCGTTTTTTGGGCACGTTCAAATAGTGCTGACATCGCAGCCTCCATAAATGAAAAAACCGCCAGTGGCGGTCGGATTGGATTGGTTTTTGTCAGGCAATGACCGTTATTTCGAGGGTTGCCCGATGAAGATGGGTTGTCGTGTCGTAGCCAGGAATTTTTGTCACCTCGACAGGTGAAAGTACCTGCAGGCGAGCCAGGGCGTCCAGGCGTAACGCTCTGGCTTCGTCATTCGTTTCAGCCCATACATCAACCTGAATGCGCAGTGTCGACTCTGCCTGGCCGCAGAAAACATCCCCGGCAACATCAGTCGGTATCGAGAAAATGACATAGGGAGTGGAAACTGCAGGAAGTCCGTCGCTGCCTAGCGGCACCACATACGGATAAACCCGCCCGTCTGCCAGCGACGACAGCAGGTCATAGAGATCATCCTCTGTCATTTAGCCAGCACCTCATCAATAGCCTGATTCATCCTCTGCATCGCCACCTGCGCAGCCTCTTCCATGCGGGTATCAAAGGCCGGACGAACAAACGGATGTGCTGGCGCCGTAGCTGTCCCCAGCTCCACGAAGCGCCAGTAAAACGCATTCCGCTTGTTGCTGGCCTTCATGGTGGTGTCGCTGTTCCCCGTTTGCGGATTAACACCGCGAATATGCACCCCTGAAGCGATTTCACCGCGACGGCGGCTTTTCTGAGTGACGACAACAACGTTTTTCTTCAGCTTGCCGGTTTGCTCGGGAGCACGATCAATCACCTCCTGCCGGAGAACTTCAGCCCCGGCACGAGTGGAATCACGAAGGACTTTATTGTTTTCGGCTTTGCTGAGCGTTTGCAGATCGCGGGCAATATCCTGCAGCCCGGAAAAATCCAGATTCACATCAATCATTTTTCGGTCCCCTGTTTGCAGAGAATTTCCAGCCGGGTACCTTTGATATCCGGAACCGGAGGCCCGGTAACGTTAAGAACGGCACCTTTAAACGGGCCGGTGCGTACCTTCAGGCGGGAAGAAGCTGAGATATCTGTACGAAAACGCACCCAGACTCGAATGGTGGCATCGGCACGCTCAGCGCCAGCGGCTAAAAGTTCACGACCGCTTATACCCTTAACCTCGGCCCAGATGGTTTTCCCATCTTCCCATTTTTCAACCGGTTGACCTGAAGGCGTTCTTGAGGTGGTGAAGTTTTGGATGGTGACCCGGTGCCGTAATCGTCCTGCCTGCATAATTCCCCCGCTTAAATACCATAAATCTTGTAAGGCTGGAGAAGTGCCTCGACAGTAAACGGAATATCTGTAGCAGCCTGACCAACAGAGACCGTTTCACGGTTTTCGTACCAGTGACCGATAAGCAGAAGCATCGCTGCTTTCACATCATCGCCAGGGAGAATTGAATCAGGATCATCTGCATACCCCTCGCTGGTTTCGGACTCATACATTTTGCGACGAGTCCATGTTTCGACGTAACGAGAAGCAGCTCCGATGTAGAGGGACAATAGTGAGTCGTCATCGGTAAAGTCAGGCTCAATGCGACAGTGCTCTTTAACCACTTCAAGTTCTAACATTATTTTTTAGCCTTCTTCTCTTGCACAGTTTCCGGCTGTTCCGGCTGTTCCGGCTGTTCCGGCTGTTCCGGCTGTTCCGGCTGTTCCGGCTGCGCAGAATTGTCAACATCGACCAGCCGTGCATAGCCCTTTTTGACCAGTTCGCGGCCATGCTGTTCCAGGGTCTCCAGTGGCTCGCCTTCCGTCACCACTACCCCGCCATAGTAAATCGGTTTCACCGCGATAAGTTTCATGGTATTACCCCGAAAAGTGCGGCCCGTAGGCCGCCAGAGAAATTACTGACCGCCAGCAACCGGTACAGTGAAGGAGCCGTAAATAAATGCCTCCGGCCGTTTTACTGCCAATGCCAGTCGCTCTTCACAGCGGATCGAGATCATGTTCTTCTCGAAGTCGTCGGCGTTCTCAGTAGAAATAACAACGTTGGCATCTTCACGGTCGAAGAGCTGCGCCGCTGCGTTGAATGCACCGGTCAGGAACTTACCCTGGAATGCCGGCGCTTCGGTCGCCACCACCGGCAGCCCCCACAGGGTTGGCCCGGTCAGCGCCGCCGGGTTTGCCAGGATATAGCGGCCCAGCGTGTCCTTTGTAAGCTCAATCTTCGCCCAGTCGATAAAGTGCAGAACGTGACCGGACGCCGGGAAGCGCGCCAGTTGCGCCTGAAGCATAGCGAGACGCAGATCATCAATGCCGTTCTGCTGCTCGACTTCAAAAGCAGCAGCAAAGGCAGTTGCCTGTGGAACAATGCCGTGAAGATGAACGCCGGTACCGTCTCCGAACAGAATTTCCTGTTCCTCCACATACTTCAGGCCGTAGCGCATTTCCGCGTCGACCGTCGACTGCAACTGGGCAAAGTCATCCAGGATCTGTTTGGACGCCTTGAACATGTGTGCGATGGTGGTGACCGGGGTGATTTTGGTTGCAAACTCAATGTCGCTGTACGGCTTGGTGGTACCCTCTGCTACAACTTTTGCCGCATTAGTAAACCCGGTTTGCTGCACCCAGAAAATTGCAGGCGCGTCGGTACGACCTGGAGCAATCAGATCACGGATAAACAGTCGCTGTTTTGGCGTGGTATCGATGCCCGGCAAACGCTGGGGTTCAACAACCCCATCAGCAACACCTGTTGAAAGCAGGGCTGCATTAACCGGAATACTCAGGCGCTTGCCACCTTCTACGCTCGCCGCAAAGGTTTTCAATGCTTCGGAGTTAATCACCACCTGGCCCACGGTTTCGACCACTTTTGCAGCATTTGACAGCGGCATCTGGGCTACGTGCTGCTCCAGTTCGCCGAGCGCGGCTTTGAGGGCCTTTTCTGCCTCGCGCATGGCGTTAAGTTCAGTCGCCATCTTATCCACTGAAGCCTTTGTCTCTTCAGAAAGCCTGCCGGACTTCTGCGCCTCCTTCAGAGCATCCTCAGCCTTGGCGTTGAATTTGCTGGTCGCCTCTTCAATGGAGGCGGTTACTTTTTTCAGAATATCGTTTACGTCAGACATACGTTCTCCGTTACTGGCATGCGTTAGCCAGGCCGCTTAATGCGACATCCAGCTCAGCTAAAATTTCAGGGTTGGGTTGGGTAGCGCGCGGCATACCATCGGGATCGGTAACAGCGCCCGGCGTGTTACCAGTTAAAGCTTTGATTAATTTCCGGCGTTCAGACCGGGGGGTATTTGTTTTCGCCAGCAGCACATCAAGTTTGCGAAGCGCAGCTGCAGGTGATTCGTCGCCGTCGCTGACCGCATCAGCAGAAAGCAGGCTGTCTGCCAGTCCCTTCGCCACAGCATCGCTGCCACCGATATAACTTTCGGCGTCCATCAGTTTCTGAACGGCGGCAATATCAAGGCCGGATCGCGCCGCGTAGATATCAGCCATTGCGGTATCGAATGGTTCCAGTGACAGTGCCAGTTCAGCAAAGTCAAGGCGGTTTCCCATCGCGTACACCCAGCAGTTGTGGATCATCAGGAATGCACCGCGGCCAATCTGAATGTCATCCCCGGCCATCGCAATTATTGAAGCGGCACTGGCGGCAATGCCCAGCACCTTCACCGTTACACGGCCTTCGTATTCACGGAGGAGGTTATAAATAGCCAGACCTTCGAACATGTCGCCGCCCGGCGAGTTGATATTCACCGTAACATCGGCGCCGTTCATCGCCCGAAGCGCACCGGCAATACGTTTAGCAGTTATCCCTTCACCCCAGTAGTCCTGCCCTATAACATCAAAAACAGAAATACTGTTATCGTCGGTGGCCGCCGCCTTGATTCCACCGTCCCAGCGGTCCAGTGCGGACGGTAATGTTTCACAGGTAACGCGCGCGCAGGGGCGACCCGCCGGCGCCACCGGAAGTTGTTTTTTGCTCATCAGGAAAGTGCTCCTAAGCGGCCTGTTTCAGCGGAGATTGTTCAAAGGAAATATCGGGGAATACGTGGTTATGCAGCTCTCGCAAAGCCAGAGCCTGAACAGCAGGGTTGCTGCTTTCGAGATTTTTCAGTTGCGTCAGGTTGAGCTGAACGGTGTAAATATCGCCCCCTTCAATCGGCGGCATGTTTTCAAGACGGCGAACGTCATTGCGAGACATCCAGCCATTCTGCAGGGCGCTGGTATAGTAAGCAGCACGACCCGCACTATCGGCGCGCAGAAGCCCTTCAACGGAGAACTCAGCAAACAAGTCCTCATCACTGTTAAGAAGACAACGCGATATTTCCTGCTCAATATTGACCAGGAGAGGACGCAGGGTATGAGTCAGGAACAGCATGTTCATCCCTTCAAGACTCGAAGCCCAGCTGGATTGTTTTGTCGTATGGCCGACCATAAATGGCGGTACGCGAAACCAGCGACAAATTTCCTCAATACTGAATGAACGGCTTTCAAGGAGCTGAGCGGCCTCCGGGTTCATAGTGACATTCTGGTAAGTCAGTTCATTTTCCAGAACCATCAGTTTCCCGGCGTTTTTAGAACCAATAAAAGACTGAAGGTTTTGACGCAATCTTTCTCGCTGTTCCTTATTAAGCGCCGTTTTTGAAGACAGGAAACCAGTACTTTGCAGGCCATTTTCGAAGATTTTTGCCGCGGCTTCATCAACCGACATAGCAGCGCCGAAAACGTCAACCCCGGCCATTGTCGGCATCATGCCGCACACGCCATCGAGACCAAACCCACGAATATGCATCATCCTGTCTACAGGAATGATCCGCGGAACGCCATTTTCCGTGTAGGTGTACTGTAATTTTCCGCTATCGAGTCGCTTTACAACCATTTTCTGAGGAAGAAGCGGAACCATTGATACCAGCTTGTTACCAATGAAAAACTTTTCGACAAAAGCATTACCACGCAGACAAATGCTGGCCACAATCATCAGCATGAAACGGGAAGGTGTCATTTCCGGGTTAGGGCGCCTGCATAATATCTGGTATGCAAGATTATTCTGGGCCAGTTTTCTAGATCCATCTGACTGTCTCTCGTAAATTTTTAGCGGAAGCGTGGATACCGACTCACTCAAGAGCCTCACGCACGCCCAGACGGTAGAAAGCCTGATAATTTTGTCAGCGGTGACAACTTTTCCGCTACTGCTGGTCCCGAACCACTCCTGCCAGAATTCACCGGTAGTCAGGCCTATGGGAACACCAAGCCAGTTTAAAAGGGCGCTCTTAACGCGCCCTGGTTGCTGTTTATTCTTAGCCATCAGATACCCACTATGATCGGATCGTCAAAAAAGCCCTCAATATCACCATCATCAGGCTCGTAACCTTCCGCAGCACCAATTGCCATCGCTGACGCAACCACACCATCTATTCGACCAGTACTCTTTTTCTTGGCGAATATGCGGTTTTCTTTTTGGTCGGCTTCGGTTACGGCGGAAGCAGCGTTCCATCGGAGGCAGGGGTTAGTTTTAATAATGATTACGCCATCATCCAGCATCTGTTCAAAGAGTTCGATGGAATGAGGCATCCACAGTCCTGAATCCTGCGCCTTGTAGTATCCCTGCCCGTGAGGAATAAGCGGTACTGATACAGAAGAGTTTTCCAGTTCTGGTTCAAGATATTTGATGCGGTACTGGTCGAAGGCGATCGCCTTGATATCGAACAACATGGAAAGATCAGCAATACGTTCAGCAACAAAACCATATTTCACCGCCTTTCCGGGAGTGGTATGAATATGGCCTCCCCGTTCCCATGCGTCATAAGGTACGCGGTCTGTTTTCGCTCTATCCAGCAAAGTATCTTTTGGTGTCCAGAACTCCACCAGCAGCTTTCTTTTTTTAGGGAAGAAGAGCGCCAGAGACGTAAGGTCGCGAGTTCCTGAAAGGTCCAGGCCGCCATAACATTCTTCTCCCTGCAGCTCCTGCAGGTCAAAGTCCTCTTCGCACCCCATCCACACATCGCTACTCATCCAGGGGTTATCGGCATCCACCCACTGACAGAAGTTTAACCGCCGAACAATGCTTTCCTTCGACGGCATCCCCCGAGCCTGAGTAACCTGCTCACGCAGGTAGCGATCGGTAAAAGTATGACCAAGAGAGGGGTTGGCTTTTTTCCAGCAGGACTCGTCCTTGAATGGGTCTTCTCCTTCGTCCAGGGAGCAAATGAAAGAAAAGAAACTGTCATCCTCAATCGAGCCTTCGGCAACTTTCCGCCCATACTCGTGATAGTCGTAGCAGACGCTGGTTTTGTCGTGGCCGCTGTTAGTGATCATAAAAATCAACGCCTGGCGACGACCTTTCGTCCCGGCGCGCATCATTTCCACAACCTGGTTGTTTTTGTGCTCGTGAATTTCGTCAATCAGAGCACAGTGTGGGCGTGGCCCTGACTGCCCATCATCCGAACTTATAGGCCGGAAAAATGAGCCGGTCTGAAGAAACGCAAGGTTCCACTCTTTCCCGGCGCCGCCTGATTTATTTATTCGCTGTGCTAACGCAGGGGACTGATCCACCATCGCGACAGCATCACGAAAAAGGATCATGGCCTGGTCTTTTTTCGTCGCCGCTGCGTAGACTTCTGCGCGAGGTTCTTTATCGGCAACCAGACAGTAAAGAGCAATGCCCGCTGCAAGTGGAGATTTGCCAGAACCTTTGCCTGACTCGACGTAAGCCATGCGGTACCGGCGATAGTCGTCTGAGTTTTTCCAGCCGAATATCGAGCCTACAATAAAGCACTGCCACGGCAGCAGGTTAAAGGGTTTGCCCTCATGCTCACCGCCGTTGAGCTTCAGTATTTTTGCAAAAAAGTCGATGGCACGCTGCGCCGCTGCAGCATCCCATACCAACCCGCGAGCATGGCAGGATTCCAAATCCCTGAGATGTCGTTTACAGGAGTTTCTAATATCAGGACCAGCGATTTCTTTGCCGGAGTCTACATCCCGCGCATATTGCGTGGCGGGATCAACCGAAGAACTGGTTGAGCGGGTCTTCTTCTTTTTCTCCACCATCCACTTTCACCTTCGTTCTGGCGGCCGGAGTCAGACCGAATTCAACCAGGTAACTTTTAAAACGTCGATCTGCATCCGCCAACATTGCTACTGCCGGGTTAGCCTTAATCAAAAACCCGCCCTCTGTCTGCACGGTGTAAGTTCGCCCCTCGTCAGCAATAGTCAGGCGAAGCTGCAGAATGTCGGCGTAAATATCGCAGAGTCGTTCGAGCGCCAGCGTATCGGCAATGGTTAAAATGCCCATGCCATCCAGCAGCACGGTCAGCTTCCCCCACGCCACCTTTCCCCAGTCAGTGAGGTGCTCTGGAGGGCTTGGTATTTCTCGCGCTGGCGATGGTTCTTTGTCGTTAAGTTTGCGTTTGCCCGGGTTGCCGGTAACCACTTTGAGGTGGGTCGGTTTCGGGCGTCGTCCTGCCATCGGAACCTCCCGGAAAAAAACTTTTTATTTCGCGGTTATGCACAAAAAGGACTGGCGGCGGTCATTTGGGTTCGAGGTTTTGAACTTTTGACCCGCCCCTCCCCCTCAGATGAGAATCGGTTTCATTTGGATGCTAATGATTTCAAATTACAATCACTTTTGAGGTATATTGATAATGGTTATCATTTAAACCAATGAGAAGCCGGGTCCAGTGGCATCCCGTTTTCATCGCAGCCGATCACGGTTCCACGCTTCTCCATTCGCTGCTTCGTTGAGTCGTGGTGCTGCTTACACAGTCCTTGCCAGTTCTTCCGGCTCCAGAAAAGCTTTTGCGCCTTCGCTATTGCCTGTCTGTCACCAGAGCGCAGAGCCTCTTTCAGTTTGTGCGGGATGATATGGTCAACCACCGTTGCTGCTGTCACCCTGCTTTGCTCCTGGCACATGACGCACAAGGGGTGCGCACGAAGGAAGGTAAGACGCTCACGGTCCCATTTGCTGCCGTATATGCGTGGTTCTTTGATCATGTAATCGCTCCTTGAGCATTATCACAGGCACTCAGTGAATGCCTGCTGTAATGCCTTAGCTGGCCTGCTCAGCGCCGGTATCAAACAGCGCCAGCGCTTCGGTCGCTTCCTGGATGGCCTTGCGGGTCTTCGAGACAATCTCACTTTCAGTGAAGACTCGATCAAAAGAGTCAGCGAATAGCTCAGCTTTCAGATTGCTATCACCAACCCAGTCAATGGCCAGCTTGGCCGCTGCGGTGTCGTAGTTAACTTTCTTGATGATATCCAGGCGGATTTGCTCGGATGCGGTGATCTCTGACATGTCTTACCTCTGTGCGGTGTGGGGAGCATTACAAATGCCATCTCATAAGATGGCTTTGTAATGCCATAAAAAAAGCCACCCGGAGGTGGCTTGCTACATAAATTATATTTTAACTATCTGAACCGCAATCAGAGCAGGCATGATAATTGTCTTCATATTCCTCATGCTCGCCAAGCCACGCTTCAAATGAGCTAACATTTGGAACCATGCAACCAAGGTAATCATCATATCGGTCCATAGAGACTGCTTCGTCGTAGCTCTCAGCATCTTCGTCACTAAGGGAAACAAGATAGAACTCTTTCTCACAATCACAGCATGGGAACGCTCTTTGTTCGCTCATTTTTATCTCCTTCGCTAAAAACATTATCTTACTCCAGCAAAGGGTTTATGCACATGCCATTATCGAAGCCATTCTATGAATGCCACTTCCCGGAGTGGCCACGCCCATGCCCTTGAGTCCATGCCGCATCATCGCCGCTTATAACCGGTGCGCGTCTGGCACTCGCGCTGCTTTACCGGAGCTTATTGTTATCTATGAACCCTTACCCATCACTACACAGGCTCGCCATTGCGCGACTCGGGGCAGCATCACTACTGCTACATTGCCTTTCGGCTGCGGTCTATCCGCTTATTATTTCATTGCTTCATCCTCGGGTGGGGATAGTTGGTGATTTATTCCTCAGTGGGATTAACAGTCAGCATCAGGCCGGGCGACTGCGCGGCATGCCCACATACAGGCTTCCTGCATTTTGGTGCGCGCGAGTGCCAGGCTGCGCATAGCTTCATCAATCTCCCGTGCCTGCTCAGCGCTTAACATTGCCGGTCCATTGCGGACAGCCAACAATTCACCTCGCTCTGTATCGAGCAGACTGCAAAAATGCCGGCTGACACCTTTGAGGCGGTTCATCCGCTCAATGTCGCCAGCGGTTAATGTGCGGTAGCCTTTTACCGTGCTGCCGTCCTGCGGTTTAGCTTCACTCATTTCGTAGCCCTTTCGGTTGTACCTGGTTTGCTTTTACTAGCTCGTAGGTGGATATTGTTGGGAGGGAAAGCATGGAGATAACCAAATGAAACAGATACTATTTACATGGTTTGCTTTTACAAATACCTATGCCTGCATCACCGCCAGCATTAATGTGAACAACTCGCTAATGCTTAATTCAGCTGTGCCGTGGATTGTTGGGGTTTCTCTTGGAGTAATCACCAATTACTTATTGGCTAAAAAACTGAAGGAAAGCGGGTTTCTGTAGCCCTGCAGGTTGCTGGCCAGGTTACTTTCTCAACGCTGTCTGGCATGGCTAGCCAGTTCAACCAAATCTTTGAAGTCCTGGCACACATCCAGTCGATGACCATGATCGTCGACAAAGTTGTAGCTGTTGAATAGTTTTACGATCTCCTCGGGACTCTTCCCACTCAAAAGAGGAAACCGTTTTGAATCGTCAACCTGTTTCATCTTCAAATCTCCATTCAGTTGGTTACGACCACGCCACTTCAACTCTGGAAATTGCATTCCATAGCGGTGGCATTTATCAATACTCAAGGGTTCCATCTACCGTATACACAGCACTAATGAATGCGTCGTCAAAAGGCCAGTATTTTGATGCCCACATCAAAAAAGCTGGCTACCCTTACCGCAAAGTTGGGTGAGTAATCTAAGCGAGGCTTGGCCTCGCTTTTTTATCTGAGGCACTGCGTATGAATATAGTCCTGCAGGGCTCTCAGGGCTGTTTGATCGCTGATGATTCCGGACCGGATACCGAGAACGTTTCGTCCAGCAACTGCAGAGAGTTCGACGGTGGCATCATCGCCCATGCTGGCGGCGCCGGCGGTTTGGGTTGAGGCTGACACTGGACACTTGCCTTTGACGAGCACCCGACCACCATTATCAAGCTTACGCTGCAGAGCATCATTTTCAGCTTTTGCATCGGCTAATTCCTTCGTGTATTTGGCATCGAGCGCTGCAACATCGCGCTGCCGAGTTGTCATGTCGGTGATGGTCTCGTTCGCAAGGTTTAGCGCTTTAACCTTCTCGTCACGCTGCCTTTTGAACTCGGTGGCGTTGTCGTGGTAGTGGCTAGCCAACCATCCGAGACTGACTATCAGGCAGATCACAACAGCGCTGATAATGGCTGCTAATCGGCTCATTCATCTATCCCCCAACATGCCAGTGCGCTTTCTTGGTCTCGCCTTTCGACCTGCCCGTAACAGCCGCTCTTCTTGCCTTTTGTTAGCCGGCAGTCGCGGCCTCCGTCTTTAATCCACCACCGGATCGCCTCACAGGCGCCTTTACGGTCGCCGGCGTTGATGCGCTTATAGAAGGTGGAGGGGAAGCATTTACCGGGACCGATGTTGTACGGGCAGAAGCTGGCAATTCCGACTTTCTGCGGAGGTGTCAGCGGAACCTTGATGTTCTGGTCTACCCACGCCAGCGCCTTATTGCGCTCGACGGCATTTACCTGATCGCATTTGGCCTGGGGTAACTTCATCCCCTGCCTCACAGGTCTTCCATCTACCCGGGTAGCTCCACGACATATCGTCCAGATTCCGGCGCCATCGCGGTATGATGTGAGGCTATTACCCTCTTTCTCATTCAGGAACTGATCCATGAGAACGGGAGCTGATGCGCCAGCGGCGATAAGCGCCAGCATGGCCGCGCTGAGTTTTGTTTTCAGGTTAGCCATCACTATTCATCCTGTGGTGGCGGGCCACCATAACCACGATCGAGGGATTGCTGATACATCTTCGTCCAGCGGCGCTTAAAGTAGAGATTGGTCAGGTAAGTCGCGACACCGATTATCACGCCACTGGCCAGGGCAATAAAATTCCAGTCAAGGCCATGAAACCAGTCATAGGTCCTTGCGAGCCCTGTGCATATAAGGCCGCCTGACGTGCAGTACGAGGCCGCCGAAAATATTTTGTCAGGCATTTTCATAGTCTCCACCTCCGTAGATGACGGATGGCGCTGTTTGAAATGAATAGGCGGCCCTGTTAGCGAACGGGGGGTTAGGAATCCCACGATCTTTAACCTGCCCGAGTTGGGTTATGAGCCCGTCAGACAGTGGGCCTGAATGAATGGCCACCAGATAGATTAACGACAACACACTGAGTGAGTGACGTTCTGGCGGCACAAATGAAAAAGGCCACGCGGACGCGCAGCCTTCAAATGTTTGTTACTACCTTTTAATAAGGCATGAATGGCATAGAACGGTCCATTGATGCATTAATCAGAGCCTTAATCGCGCTGCACACCTGATGAAATCCTCCGGGGTGTGGTGAAACAGGAAAACAGGTAGCATCCGTTCCCGCGCCAACACTCACGTAATATGACGCGTTTTCATACCAGATAGAAACGCTAACACCATGTCTATAACCACCGGTTAAAGGCGAATCATCAAGAGTGGTTGCAATCACAAAATTCAAATGGTAGTTGCTATCCATGTCGAGCTGTGGGATGAGGGCAGGCAAGAATTTGCCCTTATCCTCCCAGACGCCAATGTCAACATAAGGCCAACGTGTTCCATCTGAACCGATCCACTCGCGTGATGTCAGGCCAAGAGAATCCGAGTACTCCTGAAGTAACTGACTAGCTCGCTCCTGGAGCTTATCCAGCAACTTCCACTGAGCCTCGACAAGCTTTAGTCGCTTTTCTTTCAGGTCTTTAAATGTTAATTCCATGCCACTCTCCAGACAACTTTTGAAAGGAATCCGCATGGTAACTCACCTTGTAAGTGCGTGGTTATATTTCGCTCACCATAATCGGGAGGAATTATTAGAAAAGCCCAAGCGTTTGCGTGAGCTGGATTGTCTGGTGTTATTTACAGAGCTGGAGTAAGTCGCTAAGATTTTCGGACTTGGGAGGCCTGAGACTCACCCCAGTGTCCTAAAAAACGATTGATATTTTTGAGGTCCGCTTCCCGAAGTGGACCTTTTTTTCGCTCAAAGAAAAGGCCCGCCGAAGCGAGCCTGCCACAGTTGTTTCTTTGTTTGTTTTGGTTGTGGTTGTGGTGCCGGGTGCCTCCCGGTGGGCATGCCCCAGTCGGCATGGCCCGCGCTGCATTTACAGGTTTCTGTAACTGACTGGTCGCCCCTCCGCATAGGGGGATTCACCACGCCAAAAATTTAACACCACAATAACATCACTTCAATACTTTACGACGACGTGACAGGGGTGCATCTCGCGAATACCCCTGTCATATCGCCGGAAAGCAAAAACCCCGCCAGTCGACAGGGTTTCGATGATTAGGCTGTATGTCGAAGTGACCACTCCTAACAGATTACGATAGTTTTTGCGTACGCGTTAGAGATTTCGTATGCTGCAATGAATAACATGCTAACAAGCAAGGATAAGGCGATGGCGAGTGTAGACTTTAGCTTTGAGGGGCTTCTTATAGAGAGAATTATCGCACACAGGGTTTTTCCTAAAAGTGCTGATAAATCATTAACTCCCCCAAAAACCAGCAAGTCTTTAATGGCATTCAAACAAGATGCATTAGATGCTTTTCAGGTGAGGATTACTGAAGCTTTGGCAAGTAAATCTCATGGAATTGAAATGTCTATTGGTGGTGTTGGTGATGATTGTTTTTTAAATTTGTCGGCTTCAACGTTTTCTAATGATACAGATCATTTCATCAAGGTTACCGAACGGCTTGCAAGTAAACTTAGCGAGGCACAATACAATAGTTCGGCTCCTGGTGGGATATTAGCTGTATTGTCGGGCCGTGTTGGAAATGATTCACTTCCATTCCTTGCGGTAATAAAAGCTGAAACTCAGAATGGTTTTAGAACTGTGGAAAATGATGATCAGGTGACAATGGAGTTTATTGCAGAACTTCTTTTAACGCCTGCGCAACGTTTTTATAAGATTGGCTTTATAGTTCAAACTATTGCTTTACCTCCTGATAGCTATGGTAATTATAACAGCTCATCTTATCGTGCTTTTTTGTTCGACCATTTAATGACATCGACTGAAACAAAAAACGCCGCTGGGTATTTTTACTCCCGATTCTTGGATATGGATATCAGCAAGTCATCAAAAAAACTTACTCAGGATTTTTTTGAGAGTACCAGGGACTTCATCAATACTGCACAAATAGAGGAAAGCAGTAAGCTTGCGCTACATGAGGCTTTAAGAAGCGAAATGCGCTCTAGAAAGACCACATTAAGTACTGCGGATTTCGCTGAAACAAATCTCCCTGAAGAAATGCAGAGTGAGTATTTGGAATTTATGAAGAACAAAAGCTTCCCTGCAGCGGCAGTGACTAAAGACAACGGCTATATTGAATCCAAGTTAAAAATAAGAAGCAAGCTCGTATTCTCTAATGATGTATGGGTTTCCGTGCCACCAGATCAATTAAAAAATCTTGTAGAAATTATCCCATCGGATGATAATGAATCAACGATTTTGAAAATAAAAGGGCGGCTTAAAAGTCAACAATAATGGATATCAATGAGTTCCGCGAGTTTTTACAGGCACACCAGGATGCTTACGCAGCTTGGGGGCAGTTTGTGTCTGAAGAAATTTGCAACGCACTTCGCAACTCCTTAGGGGATGACAAGGCCAAACTCTTTCTAAAGATCCGCTCAGAACCAAGGCTAAAAACTATCGCCTCAGCATTAGGAAAGGTCAGCCGAAAAGGCTATGATAATCCAATTGTGCAAATGACTGATTTGATTGGTGTGCGTTTTGTAGTCTTGCTCTCTGTTGAAATCAGAACTATCAGTGACATAATCGAGAACTGCGATAAATGGCATGCGACTGTTTCTAAAGACTATTTATCAGAAATTGATGTTAACCCCAAAATTTTTGACTATCAATCTCGGCATTACGAAGTAAGACCGATAACTCAATTCGACTACCGTGGTGAGAGTATAACGCCGGAAATGTGTTGTGAGGTTCAAGTTAGAACCTTGCTTCAACACGCCTATGCTGAATTAGTTCATGACAGCATCTACAAACCTTCTGGTGATGTACCTAAATCGGCTGAAAGACAGATAGCTCGTAGCATGGCCTTAATGGAGACAACAGATGATCTTTTTTGCAAAACAATGGAAATTTTGGCCGATAATAGCAAGGAAAGAAACAAGCTTTTAGAATTCCTTTCAGATTATTACTCAGAAAAAATTGGCAAGCAATACATTGATGAAGATTTACATGTTAACTTCTCCGTCATTGATACCTTTAAAGAGCACATTGACGACAATCTGCCAAATAAAATCCACGTGCTACTCAGTGAGAAAAAATACATTCCGATACGGATAATAAATAGAGTTGAGTACAATCCTCTATTCACTCAACCATGCATACTGTTTGTATACTGGCTAGCAAGCCAGTTAGACTCTGGTGAATTGCTTTCACACTGGCCCTTGCCGGGCAATATTAGTGGGCTGGAGTTAGTATTAAGCGACCTAGGAAAAAGCATTTCTCGTTAGAAAGCCAATCTTTCAACTGGCTTTCATGGAGTTTAGTATTTAAAAATCTAACATCGAAATGCAACCATCTACAAACCCCATCGCAGTCTGCAATTCCTTCCTGATGGTCCCATCAGAACACTTCCGTTTCTTCGCGATGCTTCTTAATGAGATACCAATAACAAAATGAGCAATAATTAACTCATACTCCTCCGGTTTATACTTCCGTAATCGCGCCACACACCCGTCAATGATGATACCTTCATCATCATTGCACTGAAGCCGTGACTTCTTGCCGTGTGGGAGCAGTCCTTTAAACCCAGCAGCGATTGGTTGCCAGTCAACACCGTTACCGTCAGCAGCGGCCCATGCGCCCCAGCGGTCTAATACTTCGTACATATCACGCATTGTTGTTATCTCCCGCGCTGTCGTTATCAGAAATTAAAATTTGTCCGGATTCACCCCAGAGCTTTGTTACCCGCAAATCCCAGATATGTGCATCTTCGGCATACAGGGCATCCATCAGCGCTTTAATCATGTTGTCGACGTCCGGCTTTTGTTGGTGGGCCTGACCGTTCATCATTGCGCGTTTCTTCTGGCTCCAACTAGTCGGCATCGGCAGGATGAAGGTGATGTGACTCCCGCCTCCGGCATAGTGACCTTCTTCAGGCGGACCTCATCGCAGAATGCCCGGTAGCGCATGACCACATCCCGCTGCTTCCATTTGTCCGCCCGCGCCATCCTCGGCTTGCCCATTGGTGTAATGTTAAAAATCTTCATGGCCAGCCCGGCTCCCTTTCGTGTAACGGCGTTGATTTGCCTTTGGTTGCGGCGTCGAGCGCTGGCGAGCCTCATCCTGATCAATTGGCAGGAAATGACCGTTGTAGAATCGACGATAGATGGTCCCCAGCTCTCCATTACGCTGTTTTGTCACGTTGATTTCGGCAATACCCTTTGCTGGCGATTCCGGGTTATAAACCTCATCTCGGTACAACATCAGGATCAAGTCAGCATCAGCCTCAATTTCCCCCGAGTTTTTCATATCGGAGTTCATTGGCCGCTTATTGGGTCTGGATTCGACACCGCGCGACAGCTGGCTCAGCGCAAGGACGGGGGTTTTATTGGATTTAGCCAGGTTTTTAAGCCCTTTGGATACTTCGCCAACGGCCAGGTCGTACCGCGCAGCACTCTGAATTTTGATAAGCGCCAGATAGTCGATGACCACCAGCGCGATTTCCGGATGCGCTATCTGGTAGCGTGTTGCGGTTTGCTGGATCTGATCGATAGTCAGGCCGGTGGCGTCGGTGATCCAGATATTGCGGGTGGCCATTCGTTCCATACCGTTAAAGAACCGCGCCCAGTCCTCGTCCTCGAATTTATCCACGGCTTTCAGGCGGGACATCGACATGCCGCCAGCGGCGGATACCATGCGTTTGGCGATCTGGATATCAGACATCTCCATGCTGAAAAACAGTATGCCGTGCCCCTGAGCAGATACTTTGTCGATAATGTCCAGCGCCAGCTCGGTTTTGCCCATCGATGGTCGCGCAGCGATAAACACCAGATCTGTGGCTTCAATACCGCCCGTCTTTGCGTCAAGTTCCTCAATGCCTGTGAGCAGGCTTCGGGTCTCTTCTTTGCCCTGGCTACGGGATTCCGCTTCATCGGCCACCGCGGTGAGCAGGTCAGAAATGTGAACGGGCTGGACGGTATCAGCAGAAATATCAATGGCCGATACAGCCAGTTTTGCGGCTTCAAGAGCGGCCAGCGCAGCATCGCCGTTGCTGGCGCTCCTGATTTGTTCCAGAGCTTTTTCCAGTGCAGATTCAGCATCACGCACGCCGGCATTTCGGCGCAGAACGTCAACGTAAGAGACCAGAGCCGATTTCGCCCAACTGACGCGGGTGGCTTCCAGAATCGTGGTCTGAAGCGCCGGCAGCGATTCACACAACAGCAGCGGATCAATGACACCGCCGCCGCGAGACTGACGGCAAATACCAGTGTAAATATCCCGATACTGTCGAACTGAGAAGGTGCTTGCAGGCAGCCGGGAAAGAATATCCAGTACCTCAGGGTCTGCACCACGCAGGAACAATGCGCCAATAACCGCTTCTTCCAGATCTTCGTTTTTCCACACTGGTGTCATGCGCACACCCCGTTTTTGCCGCGAAAACTTGCCCAGTTGAATACCAGGTAGTTGCGCCCCCCGTCGGTCACGCGGTCAAAAATACGGTCGCTGATAAACTCTTTCAGCTGCTCAGGTGGCAGGTTGCTGATAAGGATGGTTGGCAGAACGCTTTCGTAACGGGCGTTAATCACCTCATGCAGGATGGTCATCTCTGCAGGGCTTCCGAACTGCACGCCCACTTCATCGATAACCAGCAGGTCCAGCGAAGCGTAGTGATCCAGCACGCTTTCTTCGGTTGTCTCGGCATTGTGGCGCCAGGTGCTTTTCACGGCGCGGGTCAGGCGCATCACGTCGGTCAGTTCCACGCTGGCAAGATGGTTGCGGATGATACTTTTCGCCAGAGAGACCGCCAGATGATTCTTACCCGTGCCGCAGCTGCCTGTCAGCACCAGACTTTTCCCGGCCTCCAGAACAGCCGGCCAGTTGTCGGCGTAGCGCCTGCAGGCTGCGAGGTTGCGGGAGGCTTCAGGGTTGAGTTCCAGATAATTTTCAAACTCACAGTCACCAAAGCGGCGAGTAATGCCCGCGTCGTTCAGCAGGCTGGTTACGTGAAGTTTGCGCAGGCTGGATTTGACACTGGTCTGCTCCGCCCGGATGCAGGACGGACAGCGGGAGTGCTTGAAAGTCTCTGCGCCGCGAAAATCTTTGCCCACCAGCGTGAACTGTTCGTAGTCTCCATGCTCCGGGCAGGATAGCGTGCTGGTGTGATTGGAACTCCAGCCCTCAAATCCCCAGGGGAGTTTGTGCTCTTCAGCGAAAGCCAGTTCATCGCCGAGTTTTACCTGCAGCGCCATCAGGTCTTCACGCTGTTTGAGCTGATTCAAATCCAACATATCCACCTCACTCAAAAATTCAGGTTCCCACCAGACTCGCCAAAATCGTCGGACATGCGCCCCAGTCCAGACAGGCGGGCGACAGTGCTGTTATGCCCACCTCCTGGAGCGGATGGCGCCTGCCAGGATTCTTCGAAGTGCCGATCGGGTCCGAAGAACGTCGACGCTTGTTTGACGAACTGGGTACCGATACTGCCGGTTGCACGGGCGTAGACTGCATAGCGCTTAACGCCCGCCAGCATGTCTTCAGGTTTAACCCCGTCTTTCAGGCGAGCCTTCCAGGCCTTGAAAGCCCCGGACTTGGAATTGCCACCAGCGCGTTTTGGGTATGCCTGCCAGGCTGTCTCAAACTCAGGGGAATAATCCTGTTTTGCAGAACGAACCGGTGCAGAGGCGATAGCCGAAGCGCCAGTATGTTTTATAGGTTCATTGACTGGTTCATTGACTGGTTCAAAAGAGTGACTGATTCTGGGTGCAGCTCCTGCACTACCCCCTGGTGAATCTGCTGCACCAGGTAGTGAACGATTTGCACTACCCCCTGGTGAATCTCCTGCACTACGTAAATTGAGCTGATACACGTTGCTGGAATTCCCCTTTGGTCCTGTCCGTAGCTCTTTTTTTATCAGGCCACACTCACAAAGTGCTTCGATGTGATTCATCACCGATCGCTTGCTAATTTCACACTGGTCAGCAATGTGCTGGTAACTAGGCCAGCACTCCCCGAGATCACTGGCGTTATCCGCCAGCTTAAGAAGAACCAATTTGCGCAAAGGGTTTCCGACCTTAATTTTCATAACCTGAACCATCAGATCCATGCTCATACCAAAACCCTCGTGAAGTACTGTTGAAACTTCCAGACTGGCTGCATACATTCATGCGGATAACCCGGTCTGGTGAAATAAACCTGCTGCTTTTCGCGATCCCACCCAGTGACGTGCACAACAACACCCCGCGGATCGTGATAAAGCCTGTCCAGCGCCTTAATGCTGCCCGCTTCTGGAAACATTCAGCTCACCAGCGCTTGATTTGTAATCGGATTATCTGGTGTCACTTCATGCCTCTCCTGCGTTGTCGAGCCATGTCACTCCCCTTGCGTTGGGTGCGGGAATAGCTCGGGCAGGTCAGGTCTGATTTCATATGCCGCTACTTGGCCATTAGCAGCAGCCACAATTTTCAATACATGCTCTGCCTTAACTCTTTTCCCGTGGCGCCATTTCCATACCGTTGCTTGGGACACTCCACATTGTTTTGCAAGCGCCCCCTGGCTTCCTGTACATCTGATTGCTTTATCAATAGGCTCAGAAATCATAAAACCCCCTTAGTAATTAATTATTACTTTAGCGATTTAATGGGTAAACCTCAAGGCTAATAATTACTTTTTGACTTATCGCGTTCAGTGAGTTAAGGTTTTAACAACTTTTGGAGTAGCCAACATGTCGAAAACAACGTTTGCTGAAAGATTGGTTGAATCAATGAAGGCAGCAGGCTTTACCCAAGCCTCCCTTGCTGCCGCTGTAGGAATGTCGCAATCCAGTATCTGGAAACTAACTTCTGGCGCGGCTTCTGGCTCGCGGAAAACTGTAGAGTTAGCTAAAGCACTACATGTCAGGCCTGAATGGCTCGCCTCAGGTGAGCTGCCCATGAATGATAATGAATCCAATGATCTCCCAACCGTCTACAGGCAACAAAGACCTGTTGATCCTGGGATTTACAGAGTCGATTTGCTTGATGTTCAAGTGAGTGCTGGCCCCGGAGTATACCTATCTTCTGAGTTCATTGAGACAGTGCAAGCAATTGAATTCACAGAAGAATATGCAAGAAGCATGTTTGGAAGTCGTCCAGCATCATCTATCAAGGTGATCACCGTGCGTGGTGATAGCATGGAAGGTACGATTGATCCAGGTGATTACATCTTCGTGGATACATCAGTCAATCACTTTGAAGGTGACGGTATTTATGTTTTCGTGTTTGGCAAAACGATTCATATCAAACGCCTCCAAATGCAGAAGAATAGCCTTGTCGTTCTGTCAGATAACAAGCTCTACAGCCCTTGGGAAATAGACGCATGTGATGAAGATCAGTTTCACGTTTTAGCTAAAGTACTGGTCAAACAGTCGGCAGCCTTTAAACGATTCGCATAACTCTCAACATAGAAGAACGACCGCTTAGGCGGTCTTTTTTTTGCTTATTAAACAATAAAATACCTAAGAGATAAAAAATAAATTACTTTAGTCATTGACTATCGCAAAGATCCGATCCATCCTAATTACAACTTAAGTAATTCACCGGAGCGATTATCATGGCAACTAAAAACTTCATTCAATTAGTAGATATTCCAGACTACCGTTTTGATAAGCGTGCGACTGATATCGATTATGATGGTATCGCGTGCGACTGCGACTCTAAAACAATTTCAATATTAAATGCCATAAGCCATATCAGCCTTAATGTTTTCTCTCTTGTGGAAGAGAGCCTGGTTGATAAAGAAAAAATAGCTGACCTTTCCTGTATTATTGCTGACCTTGCAGAACTGGCAATTGCTACAAATAAAATCTCTCAATCTGCATCATACCTTTCTGGACTAAAAGGTGACAATAATGGCGCATGAAATTTCGTTAGAGCAGGCGGCAGAGAAAGCTCATCAGGCAGAGATAATCTGCCGCATGATGGAGGTATACCCTAATAAAATGGATTGCACCGAAATTGAGGCATTATCTTCGCTGCTCAGGGTTCTTACTGGTGATGTATGCGCCTGGCTTATCGAAGAACAAGCAGTAAAAAATAACAAGTAAGCAACACCAAACCATTTAATTTCAGATTAAATTCTGCGGAACTTCATATTCATTATTTAGGAGAGCGTCGTGAAAAATAAAGATGCCTTTAAGACAGCAAAAATGATGTGTAGTGCAGGCTACTGGGATATCGCAATTTTATTTTTAAAAAAAGCTTATGGGAGATAATCATGAGCATTCAGCGCCGCCAAGATATTCAGTGCGTCACCATTAAGGCTGAGCAACTTAACTTCCTTATGCAGACAATTTTCACACATCACAAGGACTTTGACTGCCATCAACTTGATGGGGTTTTAGGTCTTGCGTATGACCTTGCTGGCGAGGTCTATTCATGGATGGAAAAAGAGGAAAAGATTGTACAGCAAAATGAAGAACACAAAAGAAGGGGTAATTAGATGAGTAACTTAATTACTACCTATCGCCGCCGTATTTTAAAAGCAGCCTTGTTACGCCACCAGCGAAAAACTGGCAGTAATTTACTTGTCATTAAGCTTAACAAGGGTGGAATTAGCACTATTGAATTAACAGAAATTCTTCTGGATGGATTGTTGCGGAAGTTCGAACGACTGGCGATCTGTGAGTACGGAAATGTCGAAGGCGTGAAAGCTCTTAAGGGAATTTACAGCAGCTCTGTTGATGTTAATGGCAGCGGCGAATTCCTCACAGAAAGCGGGAAAGAGTTAATCGACGAGCTTATTTCTGAACTGGTGGAGTTCGTCAAAAAGCAGAAACCAGTTACGGCGGAGTCCGGCAATGAATAACCAGCAAACAATGCTCTATCAGGGGGTGCTGATCCCCCGCCCCGTATTGAACGTGGATCTGCATGTCCTCCCTGATTTTACCGGGCGGGTAGTCGTGCACATCGAGAACGGGAGGGTGATATGCGACCGCCAACTGTTCGACGACGAGCACATTTGCTCACTGGCCACGTTTATCGAAATGGCGCGCGAAATGGAGCTGAGATTTAAGGAGGTAGCTGGTGGCACTGACAGCGATACGAATTCCTGAGTGGGTTCACCTGCAGGCGCTGCAGGTCCTGCTGCGGTATAGGCGCCGGCGAATATTCCCGCGGCGAATGCGCCGCACCGGCTACCTCAGTCTGAAGGTTAACCCACGCTGGCGGCTGTTATCGAAAGACGATGGCCGGAACTGGGAAGTTATGAGTCATGAAACCTATAACCGGGAGAAAGACAGATGATTGACAACAGAACTGTCAGCGCCATTGACCTGGCGTTGCAAAAGCATCCAACACCAGTTGGTGATCTGTTCGCTGCGATCCGCCACGGACGCATGAAGCGGTGCTTCAGCCGGGATACGGCAATTCGTTACCTGGCGTTCTTCATGACCTCCCGAGCTTTTGGGCGCTCTGGTTTCAAGCAGCGTTTTCCGGACGTACAGGTGATTCATCCACTGAATCCAGAACTGAGTAGCTGGCAACGTGGCGCCGTCACCACGGAATATTTCAACGCCCACCAGCGTACCGTTCGCCGGCTGCGTCGCATCCTCGCCCGCAAAAGAGAAATGCAAAAGTGGTGCGAAAAGTGGGATGCCATGCACGACCGCTACGTGAAAGAGCGCGAAGAACTGCAGGCCTGTAAACCAGCAGAGGTGCGCAATGCTTCAGAACATGCTTAACCCGGAACCAACCTCAACAGGGATCCGGTCTGGAAACCGGGTGATTGGCTACTCCGCTGCTATTCGCCTGCTGGATAACGGTCGCTATGACAAACACCTTGCCGATGGAATGGAAATTCTGGCCTGCATCATGGAAGCGGTAGAAAGCAACTGGATCACGCTCAATATCGAAAAAGAGTTGATCCTCTGGCGCTGGTTACTGGCTGCCGTGTTCATCACTGAGGAGCGGGAGGAAAACGGAACTGTCGACGTTCCGAATGATACTGGCGGTGTTGATACTGCTGTTATCTATTCCAGCAAGCATGGCGCCATTAGCGTCTATCCGGGACCTGAACGCTTTGCACTCGCCAACCATATTGAGCTGGGGGCAATCGAGAAATATGGGCCAGAGGTTGGCCAGCAGCTGGCGCTGCGGATGTATCAGGACATGGTTATTGCTGACGAAGAATTTGGGTTCAGGTTATCAGCACTTGGCCGGGAGGGGTTTAACCTCCTCCATGACAGCTTTATCGAACACATCCAGATCGAAGGTGTGCCAGAAGCACCGATTATGCATTGAGGGGAATGATGATGAATAACTTGATCACTAACAAACCATCCATGACCAGCCTTGAGATCGCCGAGCTGGTAGAAAAACGCCACGACAACGTGAAACGTACGATTGAGACCCTGATTATGCGTGGCGTTATTACTTCTCCTCAAATTGAGGAAAAGCCTACTGCCGGGCGCCCCACAACAATTTACGTTTTTGAAAGTGAAGAAGGGAAACGTGACAGCATCATTGTGGTCGCGCAACTCAGTCCCGAGTTTACCGCCAGACTGGTAGATCGCTGGAAAGAGCTGGAAGAAGAACGCTCCCGGCCAAAATCGCAGGCAGAGCTGATCGCTGAAATGGCCCTGCTGAATGTTGAGCAAGAGCGGCGCCTCTACCAGGTTGAAGAACAGGTGGAAACCGTAGTCGAAGCTGTCGAAAACATTAAGCGTGGAAATATGCGGGCCGGGTATGTCGGTTATCGCCAGGTAGTCGCAAAAAGCGGCATGACCGATGCCAAGTGTCGAAACCTTGTTAACGCATACCGCATCCCAACCGATACGCACGAATTCATGACGCCTGATGGCCTGCTGTCTCGCCGGGCTATCGTGGAGCTTGAGCCTTTCATGAAAGCATTTCGCCAAATGATGGCAGAAGCCGAACCACGTGGGACCCGTTGGTATCACCCGAAAATGGGCCTGTTTCAGGCTATCGGATGGGAGGAAAGACATTGTGAAGGTTGAGTTTAATGATCAAGGGTCGGTATCAGTCATCACGGACACCAGCACTGTATTTGAGTTCCGCCGACACAACCGGGCGATTGATGTGGCGTTTCTTCTCACGCCTGAAATGACCAGCCAGAGCAGCGGTTGTTCATTATGAAAACGATTTTAAGTGGCAAGACAATGCACGCCCTCCGGGCTTACAAACATCTGATCAGGGAGGCTAAGCGATGATCATCACACTCGAAAATGGACGTATTAACCTTGATTCCATGGTAACAATTGAAGATCACTTGCGCGGACTCGCGCTGGCGAACAGGACGCTGGACAGTATTAAAGACCAAATGTCTCAGCGTTCCGATAAAAAATCAGACTGGTACAGACGGGCTACAGTTGCGCACAAATCATGGTTCTGGGCTCGCTCACGAATCTGCGAACAACTGGCTATTTTGCGCCGTCAGGAAAAGGACGTTAACCGTCTTCGCTGGCAGTATGAAAATGAAGCCCTGATGGCGCAACTGAAAAGCCAGGTGAGCAAAGAGGTTTTCAGTGAGTGTTTGCGCCGGGCAAAAATTAAAGCTGAACAGCGACTGGAGCAAGACTTTCGTGCTGCGATGATTGAGGTGAAGTGATGGACTGGCCTACAGCATTCAGCATCGTCGGTTGCGCGCTCGCCATTGCCTGGCTGTTTCGGAGTTAACGACATGAATAGTGAATTTGAGTTGGGGCGCCACTGTCGTGGCCTGATTGTAGTGTGAGGTGGGAAATATGGTAGACATTGAAATGATTGACGAGGAAGAGGCGATGCGGATGATCCGAGTATCTTCACGCGTGACCATCCGGAAATACACCGAGCGCTATAATTTCCCCAAACCGGTCCGGACCTACCCTAAACAGTATTTGCGCTCTGCTATTGTGGAGTGGATCTTAAACGGGGGTGTCAACCAGAAATCTTCCTGATATGCCAAAATATCTTTTCAGCATACAGATCATAGGCGTCTTTCTGTTCGGCAATCCAGTCATGCTTGTTATAGACAGAAAGCACGCCGCCCAGCTCATGCCCCAGCATTTTTTCGATGACGTGCGGGGCAACCCCCTCTTCGGATAGTCGGGTTGCCAAGGTGCGCCGGAAATCATGTGAAGTAAACTCACCAAACCCCAACGAGTCTTTGATTCTTCTCAGAAATTTATTTGCACCAGAAATAGTTATAGGGCTTTTCAGGTCCTCGCCCGGGAAAAGTATATCCCCATACGTCATTTCAGCTTTTTTCAGCAAATCATCTGCCGCGGAGAAAATTGGGCGCCTGATAATTTTGTTGGTTTTGCTTTTCTCTGCTGGAACAACCCATAACCCCTCCTCTCGGTCAAATTCCCCCCTGATAGCCAGCCGAAGTTCGCTATTCCTAGCGCCGTACAGCATTAGCAGTTGATGAAGCAATCGGTTAGAAGTTGACCCACGACTTCTTTCTATAGCCATCCAGATTTTGGCAAGCTGGTTATAGCTGAGCGTGGTCTCCCCAATCACAGGTTTAACACCGATGTCTTTCGGCTGCAAAAGCATGAGTTCGGTTGTGCTAATGAACTGTCGGCGCGTACACCACCCAATGGCGGACCTGAGCTGTATCAATAAATGCCGGGCTCGGCGAGGGTTGATTTTCTCTTCTTCGGTAAACCTCTCTACCCACAAGCGGACAGGGATATCCTCAACCGGAATACCGGAAAAAGCGTCGCGCATGTGCTTTATAACCGTTGACTTATAAAGCGCTATAGTCTTAGCCCTTAGAGTTACATCAACGTAATTCTCCTTCCAGTAATCCAGACAATCCTTCACCGTTGGCTTACTGTTGGATTTCTTACCGCCAGCCAGCGTTCGGGGGTCAATGCCTTTGTCTGCCGATTCCCTCAGGTCTGCAACGATATTGCGGGCATCGCGCAGCGTCAGCGCTGGGTAGCGCCCAAGCCCCATTCGGTTCTGCTTTCCTTCCCATCGGAACCTAAACTGAAAGCTGATCACGCCTTTGGGGGTTATGCGAACTCCAAGCCCGTCAGAATCCGTAATTTCAGCAGGCCCAGAATATGGTTTACCATAGATAGAGCGAAGCTTTGTGTCACTGATTGCCATGTTAGTTTTCTGTACTCATCACTTTGGTATTTTATGTACTTATTCTGTACTCAATATCGCATGAACGAACATAAACAACAATATCAAATCATGTACAACCATGCGCGACAATTGGCAGCACAACTAAAATAATAATAAAAATCATATACATAAACATCTAACCGTATTCATTCTTGTCTGAACAATCTCAACCAT